TGCAATCCGTCAAGACGAACACCTCTACGCCCTGCACCAAAGCACCGGGGGTCAAGGCTATGCAGCCTACTACCGCATCGAGCCGGACCGACACCTGGACGCTTTCTATGCTTTGGAGAAACGCCTCGCAGACCGTTACCACATCATCGTGGATCCCGCTTGCAAAGACGTGAGCCGGTTGCGGTTCGTGAGTTTTGACCCGGACGCATTCATCACCGACAAACCCGTTCCGGTATTTAAGACCTACCTACCCAAGGCCAAGGCTGCACCGGTTCCAAAGTTCTACCCACACGGTGAACACGATGTCGAACACATCCTCCAACAAATCGAAGCCAAGCGATTAGACCTTACGGATTCCTATGCCGATTGGGTCAAGATTGGCTTTGCCATTGCTGCAAAATACCACGAGCCAGGTGCAGACCTGTTCCACCGAGTTAGTGCTATGTCCCCCAAGTACAACCCGGAAGCCTGCGACCGCAAGTACAAGCAACTCTGCAACTCAAAGCAGAATCAAGTGTCCTTTGCTTCCTTCATGTGGCTTGCTAAGAATGCAGGGGTCGAGATTCAAACCAAGACCACCAAGCACATCGTGTCCACAACCAAGTCCCACCGCATGCGTGTCGGGACCAATGGCGGTCCCAAGGACATCAACGCAGCAACCGAAGCAGCGGTCCGGGTACTTCGTGAGATAGACAACATTGACATCGATGGTCTTGAAGAAATCGTCGCCAACACGATGGCACTCGATACTACTGAACTAAAGTCCGCTGATACCGAGGACACACCAATAAAGCAGATAAAGGCTTTCTTGCGTTCATTCGACCTAAAACGCAATGCGGTAACCCGTTGCATTGAATACAAAGGCCAACCCATTACCGATGTGGACCTGAACAACATTTACGTTGACTGCCTGGAAGCCTTTGGCAAGAAGGAGGTCAACATGCAACTCGTTGGGGCCATAGTGGATTCGGACTTTACACCGACTTACAATCCATTCACCCAGTTCTTTGCCAGGCACGGCCATCGCAATCCTACCGGGTGCATCGAGGCCTTGACCAATACCATCCGAACAACCAACCAGGATCATACGTTCGTTCAACTCTGCATCACCAAATGGCTCTGCTCGATCATCGCAAGTATGCACGGGGAATACTCATTGACCATCCTGGTGCTTTGTGGCGACCAAGGCATTGGCAAGACCAACTTCTTTCGCAACCTGCTGCCCGATGAACTTCGGGCCTATTACGGAGAATCCAAACTGGATGCCGGCAAGGACGATGAAATTCTCATGTGCAAGAAGATAATCCTCTGCGATGACGAGTTCGGTGGTAAATCCAAGCAGGAAGCCAAGAAACTCAAGGAATTGTCCTCCAAGCAGACCTTCAGCATCCGCAAGCCCTACGGCCGGGTACATGAGGAATTAAACCGGTATGCGGTCCTTTGCGGTACGAGCAACGACGAGGAAGTCATCAACGACCCAACGGGTAACCGTAGGATCCTGCCCATTGTGATCAGCGAGATTGACTGGGATGCATATGCAGCCATCGACAAGACGGACCTGTTCATTGAAGCCCTACACTCCTTTAAATTGAACGGAGCCGATGCCTGGCAACTATCCAAGGCCGAAATCAAGATGCTGAACAATCACACCATGCACAACGTGCAGCCGGCTATCGAGAAAGAAATGCTCCTAAACCTGTTCACCATCCCGATGGATTATAGTGACCCCTACGGCAAGTGGATGAGCAATACCGAAATCAAAGACCTCATCGAAACCTGCACCAAGCAGCACATTAGTTCGCACAAACTTGGAGCGGTCCTAAAGTCCCTTGGCTGTAAGAAAATGACACGACGTGAGCGGAATTTTCTTCCGTGCTACTTTTTGGTGAAAAATGCCGATAAAAGTGACTACGCCCAAAAGGTTGATAATAAGCGACATCCGTTTTAGTGTAGTCACTTAGTCACTTAAAATGCGTTTTTTCTTTAGGTGCTTATATGTGCATGTGTGTGTGTGTGTGTGTATGTATAATATATACTCTAAAGAAAGTAGTAACTAAAGTGACTACACTGACTACAACCCCCTTCACGCTATCAAAAACGCAGATTTTGGTAGTCACTTCATCCAAACTCAAAGTAACTACAAGTGACCACACTTAGACCATACCAACAAACCGCTATTGACCAAATGCGGACAAGCATTGCCGAGGGCAAAAGACGCTTGATACTCTGCTCTCCAACCGGGAGCGGAAAGACGGTCATGTTCACCTACATGGTTGCCCGAGCCTTAGAGAAAGGTAAGCAGGCCATCATCTTCACCGACCGGGTGGAACTGCTTCGGCAATCCAACGGAGCCTTGGACCAGTTCGGAATCAAGCCGACGCTGATTGAGGCCAACCGTACCCGGCTCGATGTTTCCGGCAACTGCTTCATTGCCATGGCCCAAACATTCAGCCGAAGGAAGGACTCTGCTGAATACACGGACCTCTTGGCACGGATGGACCTGGTGATCATTGACGAAGCCCACAAGCAAACATTTAACCCCCTGCTGCCATACATTAACCCCAAGGCCGTGGTCATCGGTGCGACTGCAACGCCATTGCGGAGGGGAAAGCAGGAATGCCTCTCCAAATTCTACAAGGCTCTCCATGCACCGGTCCAGGTGCAGGAACTTATCAGCCAAGGCTACCTGGCCGAACCAACGACCTACGGCATGACGCAGGACCTATCCGGGATCCGCATGAAGGGCGATGACTATGACACCGAGCAGATGGCCCAACGATTCAGCGAGCGGAAGGTTTTTGCCGGGGTGGTGCAGAACTACGCCAAGGTTTGCCCAGGCAAGAAGGCTATCGTCTTTGCCAGCAACATCGCATCGAGCAAGGAGGTCTGCGAGGCTTTGCAGGGTGCAGGGTTCAACGCCCGGCACGTTGACGGAGAGATGCCAAAGTCCTTACGAGCCGAAACACTCGCCTGGTTCAAGCATTCCACCAATGGGATCCTTTGCAACTGCGACCTGATGACCACGGGCTTTGATGAACCAAGCATCGAGGTGGTCATCCTTTACCGGGCGACTGCGAGCCTTCCCTTGTTCATGCAGATGGTTGGCCGAGGCTCCAGGGTAACGCCTACCAAGACACGGTTCACGGTGCTGGATTTCGGGAACAACGTGCAGACCCATGGCTTTTGGGAAACGAACCGGGAATGGTCCTTGAAGAAGAAACGCAAACGGGAATCCGCTGGCGTTGGTGGTGTGAAGAACTGCAAGAATTGCGAGGCCATTATCCCGGTGGCTGCCATGGAGTGCAAGCATTGCAAGTTTGAATACGAGCGAAAGCCAAAGCCTCCAGGGGAAGTCGTAAGTTTGCAGATGCTGACCAAGGCCCAAGGCATGGAGATGGCAAAGCAAAGCACGATGTACCAAAAGGCTCAACTGGCAAAGGCCAAGGTCATCAGCCCGTTTTGGGTGCTACACAATCAATGCAAGAGCAAAGCCGAAGCATTGGAGTTCATCCGCTACATGGGATGGAGGCCAGGCTGGGCATTCCACAATAAAGACCGTTTTCCAATCCTAAAGTAAGTTCATGCAAGAATTTAAACTCCAAGCCGAATGCTTCCAGTGGCACTGGAACAACTTTCCCGACCAGCGTGGCCGATTGTTCACGGTCAACAACAACGCACCGAATGCCTATGCCGGCAGCGTGATGAAGGCCATGGGCGTGGTCGCAGGGGTCAGCGACATGATATGGCTCTCGCCAATCGGTGCGGTGATGCTGGAGTTCAAAGCCGAGAAAGGCAAGCAGTCCCTCTCGCAGAAGTGGTGGCAGGGTGTGGTCCAAGAGGCAGGGTATCGATACGAGGTAATCCGGAGCATTGAGGATTTTCAGCGAGTGGTTGCAAGTGTGGAATAGTTGTGTAGATTTGTTCCATGGCCCGACTGCTACTGCTGCTGCTGCTGACCGCTTGTACCAACGACCGCCCTTGGAAGGTGATTGAGGTACGTGCCAAGGAGGATGCTTGTGAGTATGTCCTATCCCGTTCCAACGGATTCGGGCCGCAAGTCAAGACCCTGACCGATTCGTGTGGGAGGTATCGGTTGTTTGAAACTATACCCAATCGGATATAATTTATAGAAAAACCCAAAATTTATACGCATTCGGGTATAATGCATAGAAAAACCCAAAAACTATACGCAATGAGATTTCAAAAAAAGAAAATTACAGAAGAAGTAAGAGGTATTTTAGGAAAATATCTTGACGGTACTGAAAAAGAGTTTAGAGAAGCAACCGAAAAAATTGTAAATCTAATTCAATTAGAACACGCTCAAAAAATTAGATTAAAAGCTGAAAGAGATAATGCGCTTATTTCTGCTGACAAGTCTGATGTCTGGCATTCATTGTGAACCAATCGTCAGCCTCTGGTCTTACCAAACCTCCCCCAGCGTCAGCCTGTAAACTGACACAAAATACTTAAAACATATGAAACCAGAAATTGAAAACCTAAAAGCACACATGAGATTCTTCGAGCTTAACAGCTACCAAAAAGGGTTGGCACTTGATGAATTTTACAAATTAATTGATTATGTAACTGAACTTGAAAAATTGAGCCAACCGCTTGTTAGCAGTTCGGTTTGCACTTGCAGAAATGCCGAAACGGAAAGGGATTCATTATTCCCAGTATTTTGCACGAATTGCAAGGCTTATGTGCAAACTGACCGCTAACTCGCTTATTTGTGAACCAATCGTCAGCCTCTGGTCTTACCGAAAGTCCCCCAGCGTCAGCCTATAACCTTACCAACCAAACCCCAACCCCATGAAAACCACACCAACCGATTTCCGACGCTGGCAACTGCATATCCGCAAGGAGTGCGTCAACTGCAACCGACCCGACAAATCCGAAACCATCAAGCCTTGGTCCGTCAACTGGACCCTGCTCGGTCGTATTCTCCAAGCCAAAAACGCCTGACCATGGAATGGATTAAATGCTTGGACCGGATGCCGGAACCTTACGAGCCAGTCCTGATTTTCACGACCGACATGAATCAAGCCTACGCATGGCTGGGCGATGGACGATGGTACTACGAACACCAAACTTGGTTCCTAATCGAAGTCAGCCATTGGATGCCACTACCCCCTAACCCGTTCTAACATGGACCTAATCTCACGAACCATCCTTGGCTACACCGCAGAGGTTGTCGGAGTCAGTCCCGACGACATCTTGAGCAATGTAAAAACCCAAGAACTGGTCCTTGCTCGAAGCATCTTTGCCGACATCGCCTACTCCGAGTACCTCTACACCTACTGCCAAATCGGGCGAATCATCAAGAGGAACCACGCAACGGTCATGCATAACCTCGAAATCCTTGCGATAAACATGAGGGCAAGACCGGACATCAAATTTCTTCGTACACAGGTTTTAAACAGGACACGGGATTTTTTGCAACATTAGGAAGAACGCTCTCCATCTTTGCGAGAGTGAACGCAGAGAGCATCGTCCTTGACCTGTATCGAAGCGGAGAAATCCGCAAGGCTTGCCTCACCATTACGGGGGGCAATCCGCTTTGGAAGGACCTCGAACAAGAGGTCGTCCTGATCCTACTGGAGAAGGACCCCGACAAGATTACCAAGATGCAGGTCCAAGGCTACCTGCGCTTCTACATCGTTCGCCTGATCATGAACCTGTACCGGGGAAATAACAATCAGTTTGCGAAGAAGTACCGTCATCACGACGAGAGGGTCGAAGTGAATCCCGAAACCCAAGAACTAAGCAAGGACTACGATTCCCTGCTCGATGACCTTTGGGCCATCGCCCAGCAAGAGATGGACTCTTGGGCCAAGGATGGAGCGTTCCCGTACGATAAAGAACTGCTCAACCTGCTGATGCAGACCGGCAATATGAAAGCCATGAGCCGGGAAACGGGCATCCCTTATAGGTCCATCATTTACTCCATAGAACAGGCCAAGGCCAAAATCAAAACCGCAATCGAGTCCAATGGATATACTGGTTTTTCCAATCCTGATTAGTGCACTCACTACCCTTGCGGTCGTGGAGTTCCGGGTCCTGCCGGGATGGTTCTACGCTTTGCCCTTTGCGAAGCGGAAGCCGTTTTCGTGCATGACCTGCTTCGGGTTTTGGCTTGGCTTTGCCCTGACCCTGCCAACCTGCCAATGGTACTTGGCCCCAATCCTTGGCCTCGCATCTTCAGCCACCGCAATAATCATCCGGGAATGGACCTTCAAATGACAAACGACCAGTTCGTAATTGCCCAGAAGCACCGCAAGTACTGGGACCAATATGTGGCATCCCTAACGATGCGACTGCCACCCGATGCGGTTGGGGAACTGCAAGCCATCCTCACGGCTCACGGACGACCGCCCACGAATTGGTGGTGTGCTGACTGCGTAAAATCGGCCCTCCAATACATTTACCTACAAGCGGACTTGTTTGCCGAAGCCAACCAAAACACCATAAACCACTCCCTGAATGCCCCTGCCAATCCCGAACAATAACGAGTCAAGAGAAGGCTTCATCGGTCGCTGTATGTCCAACAACAGCGTCAACACGGAGTTCCCCGATACGGCTCAAAGATTGGCCGTTTGCGGCTCAACGTGGGAGAATCACAAGAGGCAGCAATTCGAGTCTTATTCGGACTACGGCCAAGAGATTCGGTCGAATGCCAAGCGAGGGATTGAACTGAACGAACGCAACGGCAACAAGTGTGCCACGCAGACGGGCAAGGTCAGGGCGCAGCAGTTAGCGAATGGCGAACCCATCTCGGTGGAAACCATCAAGCGGATGCACTCCTACCTGTCCCGGGCAGAAACCTACTACGACAACGCAGACGACACCTCCGACTGCGGTTACATCTCCTACCTCCTGTGGGGTGGCAAGTCGGCTCTCTCATGGTCAAGAAATAAACTCCGAGAACTTGGGGAACTTGAAGGCGAAGGATGACGAAGCTCAAGTGCAGGCTCGGATGGACTCGCTGATGATGGTCATCACCACCCTATGCGACTGCATCGGAGCGGTGGATGAGTCCAATGCCCCGAACCAGTACGAAGTGAAAATGAAAATCGTAAACAAGATAAGCGACCTAATCGACAAAATCGAATACTAATGGGAACCAGCAAGGGCAACGGCAAGTACATCGAAACCCCCGAAAAGATGTGGGAGTACTTTGAGGCATACCGCTCGCAGGTCAAGGCAAACCCAAGGACCAAGACGGTATTCCCCGGCAAGGATGCTATCCCCCAGCATGAGCCTTTGGAGCGACCCTTGACCTTGGAAGGCTTTGAGAACTGGTGTGCGGATGCAGGTATCATTGAGGACCTTGGGACCTATTTTACAAACAGGGACAAGCGATATGACGACTATGTAGCCATCTGTTCACGCATAAAGCGGGTCATCCGTCAAGACCAAATCGAAGGGGGTATGGTCGGTCAGTACAACGCAAGCATCACCCAACGGTTGAACTCCTTGGTTGACAAACAGGAGAATCAGGTCTTTATTGAACAATGGACCGAAGATGATTGATGAAGGTCATAAACACCACCGCCAAGCGGAAGATTGAATCGCTGACCCATCGTAAACGGGTCATCCAAGGAGGGACATCGGCCTCCAAGACATTCAGCATTCTTTGCGTCCTCATCAAGCAAGCCTGCACGAAGAAGACCGAAATCAGCATCGTTGGGGAAACCGTGCCTCACCTTCGGAGGGGTGCGATTCGGGACTTCATCAAGATAATGATCGCCAAGGGCATCTTCGTTCCGGCAAGGTGGAACAAGACCCTGCTGACCTACCAGTTCGCTAACCGTAGCACCATCGAGTTTTTCTCAGCTGACCAAGAGGCAAGGCTCCGAGGTGCAAGAAGGCAGGTGCTATTCATCAACGAGGCGAACAACATCGACTTTGAGTCCTACTACCAACTCGCCATTCGTACCAGCGAGGCCATCTACATCGACTTTAACCCGACGCATGAGTTCTGGGCGCATACCGAGGTGCTGCGAGAGGACGATTCCGAACTGCTCATCCTGACCTATCAGGACAACGAGGCCCTGCCTGATACCATCAAGCGGGACATTGAACTGAACCGCACCAAAGCCGAAACGTCAGCCTATTGGGCGAACTGGTGGAAGGTCTACGGCCTCGGTCAGGTCGGGACGCTTCAGGGTGCGATCTACGAGGACTTCGAGGTCGTGGAGGGTATAGATGTCAGCCGTGCGAAATTCGTCGCCCTTGGGCTTGACTGGGGCTTCAGCAACGACCCTACGGCCTTGGTCGCTATCTACCGCCAAGGGGACTGCCTACTGATTCAGGAACTGCTCTACGCAACAGGCCTCACGAACCAAGACATCGCAGATAAACTTCGAACGCTGGGCATCACAAGGGCTTGGGAGATAGTGGCGGATTCAGCAGAACCGAAGTCTATCGAGGAAATCTACCGACTTGGATTCAACATCAAGCCGGCGGAGAAAGGTCCCGATTCGGTCAGGAACGGGATAGACATTCTGAAACGCTACAAGTTGCAGGTCACCAAGGACTCGACCAACCTCATCAAGGAACTGCGGTCCTACACTTGGGCCACCGACAAAGAGGGCAAGAACACGGGGGTCCCGATTGACTCCTTCAACCACGCCTGCGATGCTATGCGGTATGTGGCACTCAACAAGTTACGGGTCAGTAACTCAGGGAAGTACGTTGTGGTTTAACTTTGCCCCATGAACACCGAACGCATCCTTGACCTGATCATCGAAATCGGCAAGACGATTGCAGCCGTTTTCTTCATCCTCACCCTTCTAACCCTGCTGCTTCAATGAACAAACATTACAAATTTGAACTGCATTGCGAGGCTGGCGTTTACTACGCTAACTCGCTGCTTGGCCTAATCCTTCAAGTCATTAGGCATCGCTTTTGGCATTTGACGCATGATGGTGTTTGGATGGATTAGTATGAAAGTCGTTCACTATTACCACATCTACTGCGGAGGGAATTGGCAGTTAATTCTAAACCAGCACATGATGGCCGTCTGCAATTACGGGCTTATCAACGTCTTGGATGAGATAAGGGTCGGCATCGTCGGTCCACCCGAACAACGCAAAGCGGTCAAGGAGGTGCTGGAAGGCTCGATGGTTGCCCCGAAGATTAAAATAGTGGTTACCCGGACCAACGCTTGGGAACAGGCGACGCTGACTGAAATGTACCGGGCAAGTCAGGAAGAGGAAGCCGTGTACCTGTACGCCCACACGAAGGGAGCAAGCGACCCATCGCTTATCAACCAACTTTGGAATCGTAGCATGACTTTCTTCAACGTAGTGGCTTGGGAACGCTGCTTGCAACTGCTCGAAGGCGTGGATGCAGTCGGCTGCCATTGGATTACCAAAGAGCAGTTCCCTCACATGGCTGATCACAACAACCCCGAAGGCTACCCCTACTTTGGTGGAACCTATTGGTGGGCCAAGTCCGAGCATATCAAGCAACTGGGCGAACCTGTACGGGACCACCGTTGGCAGGCAGAGCATTGGATTGGCAAGAAGCCTGACACGAAGGTTCACGACACCAACCCCGGTTGGCCTTCGCCCGAACGCTTTGTCATAACCTTCTAATGTCTTTCATCAACATCGTTACACCCTGCTCAAGACCCGAAAGCCTTGGGGCCATTGCGGATTCAATAAACATTCCCAAGAATCATTACAGGTGGATTGTGGTGTTTGATGCAGACGAGGTTCCATCCGTTAAAATTCCTGCAAATGCAGAGGCACACTCCTACCACGTTGAAGGAGGTTCTGCTGGACACGCCCAAAGGAACTTCGCAAACAAACTGATTCAAGGTGGCTATGTCTTACAAATTGATGATGATACCATCCTGCATCCTGATTTTTGGGAAGCGGTCAAGGACTGCACCGAAGACTTGGTATGTTGGAAGCAGTGCCACAAAGACGGCCTACACCGTCTAAATGCAGGTGAGTGGCATCTCGGCCACATTGACTCCGGGTCTTTTATGGCTGACCGCAAAGTCATAGGCGACTCTCAATGGATTTTCAACCGATATGATGCGGATGGCTACTTTGCACAAGAGATGCGAGCCAAGACCGAAAGCGTTAAAACAATTCAACAATACCTTTCATTTTACAACTATTTACGATGAAACAAGACAAAGCCGAACGCTTGCAGGAATTACGCAATACACCGAGGGTTTATTGGACCGCCCTTGAGAATGAAAATAAGGTGGACGGCCTCATTGACCTTTGCCAAAAGTACCTCAAGCCAACGGACAAATGCGTAGAGGTTGGATGCTTTTCAGGGGTCAGCAGTCGTGTAATTGCACTTCACTGCGGAGAGTTGCACTGCATTGACCCTTGGTCTTGGGGCGCAGTAGCACAAGCCGAGCAAATGTTTGACTCAATGCTTGCGAACTACCCCAACATCGCCAAGGTTAAGATGACCAGCGTTGAGGCATCCAAGCAATATGCCGATGGCTCTCTTGACTTCGTGTACGTTGACGCTGACCATTCCTACGCCTCGGTCGTGGAAGACATCAACGCTTGGAAGCCCAAGGTTAAGCCGGGCGGTTACATCGCAGGCCACGACTCCTATATGCCCGAAGTTTTGAAGGCGGTCATGGACTGCCTCGGTGAACCCCTGCAATACTTCACCGACACCTCTTGGATTGTCAAGTTATGAAACTCCAAGACCTGACCATCGACCAGTTCCAACGCATCGGAGCCATTGAGTTCAGCAGCGTTCTTGGGGACTACGACAAGCGTGCAGGAGTCGTTGCAATCGTTGAGGGGGTCGATATATCATTCGTGAGAGAAATGCCCGCCAAGAGCGTCCTAAAGCGTTACAAGGCTATTATCAGTGAGTGGAACGCATTGCCTGCCCTTGGGTACAAGCGAAAGTTCAAAGCCGGGGGCAAGTGGTGGATCCCAACGGTCTTCACGGATGAGTTGACGGCCGGTCAGTTGATAGAGTTAATGGACGCAAACACGACGGACGAGAAGCAGTTGTTGCAGAACCTACATCGAATCATGGCGACCCTGTGCCGGGAGGGCGGTCTATTCGGATTCTTCCCGAAAAAGTACGACGGGGCTGCCCATGCGGAGCGAGCCGAACTCATGAAGAAGCACGCCAAGGTGGGCGACGTTTGGGGGGTTGTCAGTTTTTTTTTGCTAAGTTCAGAATCCTACTTGAAAGTTTTGAGCGACTATTCCAAGCACCTGATGAAGACGGCAGGGGAGCTGACGTAAGCCCGCTTGCCGGCTACGGATGGCTTATGGTGGTGTGGCGGATGGCAAACAAGGACGTGCTAAAGTTCGATGCCATCTTTGCCATGAAGGCGGTGGAGTTCTTGAACTATGCCCTGCTGATTCACGACATTTTGGAAGCGGAGAGGATGGAGGCGGAGCGAGCGAGGCGCAGATAGACACATTCCAGCACGGGGGACATTTACCCACATGGAAACAACCATACTTGCGAATGGGCAACCAGTAGGTAAGTTCGGCAGCGGTTCGATGAAAGGCATTGACCAAACCGCTTTGGAGGGGATTGGTTCAATCGTAGGACCCAAGGGTGGGGGCAAGTCGCCAACCCACGACGTGCTGGTCAAGTGGATTGAACGGGTCATCGAACTTGCGAAGAAGAACCTCGAAGCAGCCAACGCAAACGCAGGGGGAACGCTCTCGGCATCCATTGCCCCCGAAGACATCGAACTATCCGCAAAGCAAATCGTGGTGGCTATCATGGCCAACCCCTATTGGAAGTACGTGGACCAAGGGGTTCACGGAAGGTCATCGAGTTACATATCCGCAAGGGACTCTAAGTTTCGGTACGGCAACAAGATTCCACCACCCCAAGCCATAGCGGACTGGATTGCAAATAAGGAGATTGCAGTAACCCCAACCTATTCACGCAAACTCAAGCGGATGCGGACCAAGCAGGAGCAGGGTTTAGTCCTTGGAAGGACAATGGCCTTTGCTATCCGTGAGCGAGGTGTCGAGGGAACCAAGTTTATGAGCAACGCCCTATCCCCCGAAATGATAAACGTTTTGGTGAACACCATCGCTGAAACCCTTGGCAAATCCATAAGCGTAGCAACCAAACTATAAAATGGCAACAACCGTCCTTTCCGGGTCGCCCCAAGTGGCTACACCCGTTTACAACAAGA